TTTTTACCATAATATCTCCTGTTTTTAGCCTAAGTTCCGCCGGAACTTGGACTGTTGTTATTTTATGTAATTATTTATTAACTATTAAAATCACTCAGCACATCATCATACTCCTGATCTGACAGAGATACGCTCTGCACCGCATTGTAGACGACATAATCAGGATAAGATGTTATTTCCGCTGTGCTTTCATCGGTCTTTCCAGTAGTCAGCACAATCCCTGTATCTTCAATAGATACAATGTTGCAGATGCCATCTCTAAAGTCAGCATCAGAGATGAAGTATTCCCGTTTGACCTTCAACATACCGGGAGAGAAACCGGGGTTGTCAAAAGCAACAAGCAGACTGCCATCTTCCATACGGCTGCAACCCACATACTCTTGTCCGTCAAAGGAGGCTATAAACTGTCCTTTAAACGGATTGAAGTAAGTAAACCGGAAGGGAGTATTCACATCCCCATTCAAGTTCTTCTCTATGATCTTAAAATCGGACTGATAATTAATTCTCATAATACACTATAATATTGATGTTACATCATCTATCTCCTCGGCTGTCAAGATGCCGGAAAGGTCAACACTTCCACCGCCTCCGGTTGTTCCTGTAGGACTCCATTTCCCCTTTATCTTGCAATCATATATAGGACCGGGTATGGTATCCCCCACGACAGCCCAGTCGCCCACAACAGGAGATGGGACAGCAGCATGCAATGCTTCTTCCGTAGAAAACAATCCCTTGTTGCGGACACTGTTCTGCTTGACCTTATCAATCTCGGTAGAAGTCTTACTAAAATTGTAGTTAAGCCGATCTGCCGCCTCACTCCAAGTACCTGTTTTATTTATCGAATTAAGTTCCATATCACTTCATTTTATTTGGGCAATTGGTTTTGATCCCATACAATCTCAGAACCTTTAACCATAATTATGCGTCCTCCCATTATCTGGGTCTGATATATATAACCGTCACTTCCTTTTTGCTCGACAACCATACTGTCCGGGCGAAAATACAAAACATCATTACTATTCGGGTCAAACATAGAAACCATGGGAATCAACCCTTTCAGTCCGTATATGCATGATATATCTATCAGGGAGGCGTTCGTATTATCACGCATCTCTATTGAGGGGATTCCATATTCATTTTCCGGCTCAATGCTTATTGTATAGCCATTTGAAGACTTGACTTTTACTTTTCCAACAAATTCAGGATTTCCATCTGCATCCCATTTGATGTTCCCATTGGCAAGCTGCCCGGAACCATCCTCATTCAACAGTATCTTGCCATTGGCTATTTCAACTTTTCCCCGGAAATATCCGCCCAAAGCATAGATATATCCACGAAAAAAAGCATTACCGCCATGAGTAGCGACAAAGTTCGCCATATTCGCCCATTCTTCATCCGTAGGCTGGTAATTAGGATCATTACGAAACCTCATTACGGTTAATATAGCCTGTTGAAGCGTGCCACCTGCCCAGAATGCCACATCGTCATCGTCATTGTATATGCCGCTTACTCCGGCAGTGACCTTCTGTAACTTGCCATCCTTGTAGTTACCTAACTGAATCATATTGGCCAATATCAAACCGCCAAGGATATCCACAGATCCATCCTTAATCGCGCTGGCGATATAATTGATTGACTGAAAACCGGCTGTTGCCTTGTCGTTATCCAAAATGGACGGTTTCCAGTCTGTGGCGATGGTTCCACGCTCTAATTGAAGGTCACAAACGGTTGCGGTACCACTAATAAGAAATATACCACTGCCATTGAAGGTGATCTTATGGGTATATCTCTGATAAGAGGACGTAAGAGGCTGAGTTGTGCTGAAATCACCACATGAAACAGACACAGACGTACCCTTTGCTTTATAGCTGATAACATAACTTTCTCCTTTAATCAATGATACGGACTGGGACAAACTACCGATTGCAGCAGAGTACCCGGAGCCGGCATCACTGTCCGCAGATACGGTAGCCACTCCCGTCCAATATTCCAGTTGCTTGCTAAAAAGTTCGGTATCCGCCGATAGCTCGGTAGCGGCAGACAGGTCCTCTGTCTCATAATCTCCCGTAAACCCGGAATTACGCAACAGATTGACACTTCCGACAGCCGCATTGTCTATCGCATCCTTGGCCTCTTGGGCAAGATCTGCGGCCACCTGTATCTCATCCGGCAAGCCTTCCATATTCTTCCATCCGGTGGAGCCTTTTTCGATGTGGAACATACCCTTGATATCAACACCTTTATCCTGAGTGTATTCCATGTAAGTGGTCCGGTCCTTGTCGCCAATGTACGTATCTCCGTACACCTTCATCCGGGCCTTGCCGGTAGACCTGTCAAAATCAAAAGAAATAACGTCTTTCCCGGTCAAGGTAAAATCATTAATACCCTGATACATGATGATAGACGGAGAAACTTCGTTCACCGAAGAGAGAATTATCGCCGCCTGTCGGGTAATATCGGTCTTATGGCCTAATCCCACGATATCATCACCTGCCACCGGAACATCGTTCTCGACATTAGGATCACACACGGTCTTGGACAGGTCTATATAATTCTCACCTACTGCTGTGACCAACCGCCAGTAATAGCGGTTGCCGACATGATGCGAAATGCCAGTCTTGATATTGCACTCCTGTGCGATGGCGAGAGATCCCGGAGTAAACTGGTTCTCTATCTCAATTCCGTCTTCCTCTTCCTTGAAATAACAACGGTAGACATCATCCAACTCATCCACACGGTTGCATTTCATGCCTGCATGGGAAATCACCTGCTCGCCACCTACATACGTCTTCTTCTTTACTTCAAGCTCGTCAAAAACGGCTTTGACCTTGACATACAGATAATCAACAACAGCCTGTGACATACCGTTCTCAAGTACAGTAATTCCACTACCGTTCTTACCTATCAAAAGACCTTTCAAGAAAGTGATCAGACCGTTGGCGGTGTCTGAAATATCTTTACGAAGGAACATTGCTAATGAGCGTAAAGCAGAGAACACATTACTATTGCTAGGAGCAGTCGAATCATTTGTACGGATTATATAAACCCCTTTTCCACCTCCATTAGTGTACGTCTGACCTTTATAAGTAAGATTGTCAACTTTATTTTCAAGTTCTCCAATTCGTGAATATGCTGTGCTTTCACCTATTGTATATACAGGAGCATCGTAAGGTAAATCAAGCTTTATTTCAAGACCTATAACTCTAGATATCCGACTAGTCTCAAAGAAAGATTTATTGACAAGCTCTATTCTTTGGCCAATGTCAAATGTCCGGCTGATCATGTTTTCTTTTACCCATGATGATGCAAGGGTAGTATTGTATGTACCATCATCAACCATCATCTTTTTTACACAATCCACCGTTTTGTCTCTTAATTCTTGCTCGGCATTTGATACGAGGCCAAGGTCCGTTATCTTCGTACTACCCCAGCCGTAAAGAATGAATTTATCTCCTGTAGTAGGTTTTAATGTTTCATCGGGCAATGTCCTTCCATAATTATCATTGGCAACAATTTCATAGACATCACTTTCAAGTGTTACGCTTCCTAAACTAGTGCCAGCCTTATGAAATGTTACACCGAAATCCATACCATTAAGTAAACCAGACTGGAATACCAATCTAAGTTCTTCTCCATCAATAATATAACTTTCATCAAAGACAAGTCCACTAGTATCGGTTACATAATAAAATGTCTGGGTTACTGTTTCTTGTGTTTCTTCATCTTCTATCGTAGACGTATAACTGCCAACCGTACCAACAACACATTCAGTACGTGGATAGACTTCATCAAGGAATATAATATCTTCAATAGCTTCCTCCTGCGGCATTTCCGTGCCTATATCATAACCTTCTTCACCAATATATACCCTTTTACCATCCTTATACCGATAAGCATCAATATACGGTGTTCCTTCTGGTAACATCAACCGCTTTTGAACAATACCATTTACCACTACTGTTTCATCAACAGGCCGATAGTTGGAAGGAATGTTTCTTGTTGATCCAAAAGCATACACACGTGTAGCATAGGTTCCTTGGCTTTCACTGCGTGGCATTTCTTGGGCTTCTACACCCAGCTCTATCCTAACAGCATCTCCATTCTCACAACGTCCAAATCGGATAATATTATCTTCTACCCACCACTCACAATTCCACGTTTCTGCCATGTTAGTAAGAGCATCCAGCAGGTTGATATTCTCATAAGACATCAACTTAGCTGAATTCTCTACTGACGAATCTATAGAAAAATCGAAATCATTACCCCTGTATTTGTAACCAAGAGCTTGTAAGTTTCGGAGGAACACACCTAATTGCATATCCAATGAGGCAGTAAGGTTCCAAGACGCTTCCTGGCCTGCCACCTCCGGCATGTACTTAAATTTCTTATTTTTCCATTTCCAATAGTAAGCATCAAGACGCAACTCGTAATTATAGCCGCCCGTAGACTGGTCATAAGTAGGTGTCGGCAAATCTACAATTTCATATATCTTTGCGAATTTACCACCTAGGGATTCATCTAATATCCCCGACAAGTCCACATAATCACCCATCTTAAAATTAATAGGAGTTAGGACGTTAAAAGGAAGAGTAATGTAATCCTCCTTACCCAATGAATAACGACCTATCGAACCAACGTTGAAGTCTGTGGAGAAACGAATATCCCCTGATATGTTTTTAATGTCTATTAGTCCCATACGAGTATTGTATAGCTTCATACAATGTTATGTAGCAAATATACAAATAAATTACATGATAGCAATTATATTTAAAGAAAAAATCATGTTGTCCTATCCGCAGGATTAGGCTCCACTAATTTCAAGGAAAAACTAGCGATTCCCCTCATAAACTGTGTAAATTGGTTACATGACAAATAAATTGTCTTATACACAACATTTGGCTGATATTTGCTTCTGATATGCAAAACCCCAGTGGCGAGTTCTTCACAAAAAGAATTATATCTAGCGAAAAACTGATCTTCGCTTTTAGCCGTAAGATTAAATGTAAGTGTAATATTCCTTTCGTCAATCTTAGAATTTGAAGTTATAACTCGCTTACCGTTTTCCAGACGTGACTTGTTTTCTATAAATTCTTTCATCGGTGGTGGTGCCATTAACGCCGACAAAGAAGAAGTATCCATACTTATTCCCCATGTGGTATAAGAATCCTTATCATTTATATAAAATTCTCCTTCCATGTTACATATTTTTAGTATTATCTACTATTTTATCTAATTTCGATCCTAACTCAAGGATAGGCTTTGTGTATTTTACGATATCTTCCAAATAACCGTTAGTAATCACATGCTGATTCAAGATGTTACCCAACGTAGCATTGCCCTCCGTTGAAATAGAAATCAAAGATCCTATGCCGACAACAACATTTATCATCTGGCTCTTTATTTCCTCATTTGAAACCTGCAATGCTGTAAACCTACCGCTTAGTTCTCCTGCATCTTCATGTGTCATTTCAGTGCCAAACCCTCTTGATGAAGAAGATTGGGAATAGGATTCCTGTGAAATCTTGTCATATCCGGTTGCGGCAGCAAGCTCATCACGAAGTTTCATGGCTTCATCCACATACTTCATATATTCATCTTGCAAGGCTTTCCTTTCCTCTTCGGTCAGCTCGTTATCCTCCATGCTGGCACCAAACTTTTCCCACCATTCCTCCAACTTTTCACTGTATAACTCACCAATCTTATTGGAAAGCATGGCACGCATAAAGTATTCTGATATATCTTCCGATGCTGCCTTCGCATCGTATTTCATATCCATAAGATTGTCTACAAAACTATCATACATAGAATCAAATGACATTCCAGTCAGACCCTCGTAAAGTTCATTCGTCAGTTCTTCCAACGTACCAGCTTGATCAATATAGTCATTCAACTTATCAGTCAGACGATCACCGTATCCACCTTTGCCGGTATTCTGAATGGTTTCCCACATATCTACTGTCTCACGGAGCATTTTCATTTCTTCTGGGGTAAGATTCCAGATATCACCATTCCAATCACGACCAATCTTTCCACTCAGACGGTCTATCTGTTCCTGAGAAAAACCGCCCCAATAATAATTCCAACTATGATGAGAACCAGAATAACGTGCTTGTTCCTGCGCTATACGCTTATAATTATCAATAGTTTCTTTTTGATACTTATAAGCATCCCGGTATGCGGCAACAGACTGCGTTCCCTTGCTTGCCTTCATTTCGTCAGTCAAGTCTTCAATGGCAGTTTGTAACGTTTCGTTACGGTCTGTCAATCTGTTGATAGCTTCCTCGACCTCTTTTTTATTACCGCCAATACCAAACAAAGAATTAAAACCACCGAAAGAAATCGCATTAAGGATATTACCTATTCCATTTTTCAATGAATTCCCAATTGTAACAAACAAGTCTCCAGACAAAACATCACTGATAATCCCACTGACCGCATTTAGAACAGCATCAAGCAGACCACCGACAAGATCACTCAATCCGTCTTTGAGTACGTCAATAATAGACAAAATCCATCCGACAATGGGAACTTCTTGAAGCGATTCCGATGTCTTACCTATGACGTCCTTGAATCCGTTCACGGTTTTGATAATTCCACTATATGCGTTATACAACCCTCCGGATGAAATCTGCTGCAAGCCTCCCAACAAATTTTCCATACTTGTTTTCAGTCTGGTGGCGGTATCAGTCATATTACGCTGGGCCTGATTGGCGATATCAGTCTGTGTCTTTACATTGGCGGATGCAATGTCAGCATTCTGCTGCGCTGTTTCAAGAGCGTTTGCAGCGGCTTGTTTCTCACTTTCCGTTCCGTCCTTCTGTGCCTTGGCGTAGTCTTCTTGCGCCTTTTGAAGTTTCTCCAAGGCATCCGTTTCGATTCCTACGGCATTGATACGGTTTTGCTCGGCTCTATGATAGGCTTTTACATCCTCTCCAAGTTTCTTGAAGTTGACTCCACTTGTACCACCCAAAGACTTTTCCATCTGACTGATGGCGTCAATCAATGATTTCTGACTTGCCTGATCGGAGTTTTTGAACTTGTCGGTTTGGATGTACTTTTTAGCTTCGTCCAAGGCAGGCTTTACCATGTCGGAAAACATGGAACCAAACTCACCAAACACAGTAACCCAATCTATATTGGCTTTTATGGCTTCCGTTTCCTTGTTCTGTATGGCAACATCACGTTGTTTCTCCAGCAACTTTACTTGTGCACTATTAGCACCGCTTTCTTCCTGTGCTTTCCTTATTTTTTCCGAATACTCTTGGGCGATAGCCAATTTCTGTTGCTGAAACGTGCCATATTCTTTCAAGTAATCGTTCAAAGCCTGTTGTTCGGCTTTAAGTTGCTCCTTGGTTACATTAGTAATATCTTTATCCCTCATGCTTTCGGCATTGGCATAAGCTTCCGAGATTTCCCGTACCTGCTTGTCGGTCAACTTGCCATTACCGGCTTTGCTCCATTCTTCCTCCTGTTTTCTTATCGCATCAATCTGTTTCTGATAATCAAGGTCAATCTGTTTCAACTTCTTTTCCGTGCCTTCTCTCATCAGGTTGATTTCATCCTGTTGGTTCTGACGGTGAAGTGAAAGAAGTTGCCCGTCCAGCTTTTCCTGATTTTCTTTTTGCTTTTTTGCTAGATTTTCCTGTCTGGTCAGTGCGCTTCCGGTTACTCCGCCTAGCTCCTTGTATGTCTTTTCGGATGCCTCCATCTTATCTTTGGCTTCTTTCACCTGTTTCGATGTAGCCGTCTGATCTTTGATTAATGCCTCATACCCTTTTTTCGCTTTCTCCCATTCGACTTTAGCATTTGCCAAATCTTCCTGATATGTAGTTTTATTTTTTTCTTCATCAATACGTGACTGTTTCTTGGATTTTGCCGTATCAATCAGTGTCTGTATATCTTTTACATCATAAATTGCTTCATCAGACAATGAACCTTTTACGTCAATAGGTAATCGTAACTTGATTTTTCCATTTTCCCCCTTACCTTTGATACGCTTTTCAAGTTCTGCAATGTAACGGTCAAACTTGCTTATATCAATATTGTTTAGTCCTGATATGAACTGCTCGGAAATGCCTTTGCCTTTTTCTTGTAATAAAACATCCCTATCAGCACGCAAATCTTTCAATTTCTTCACATACCCATCAATTCCTTGTTGCCCAGACAAGGATTTAAGAAGATTCTCGTAATACTTAATTTCTGCTTCGATGTCTGAAAGTTCTTTTTCCTGCTTTTCTCCGGCGCGTTTTGTATCTTCTGCTGCAATCTGTTGTTTCAGTTTGAGAATATCAGCCAATTTGATACTTTCTATATCATACTGTTCGAATATTTTAGGATATTCTTTACGTAATTCTGCAAGACTTTGCCCACGTTGCAAATCAGACAAAGCAATGTCACGGGAGCTTTGAATAAGAGAATCAATCTTTTGTTTATGTTCCTGTTCTAATTTTTGCGCTTCTTCCTGCTTTTTATTGAAACGGTCCAATGCTTTTTCTGATTCTGTTGTGGAATCATGAAATGTCCACATTGCAGCTCCAAGCCCTACAACAGCAGTTGCCAATAACACATACGGATTAGTAAGCATGACAGCGTTCAAAGCTTTTTGTGCTGTTGTCTGCAAGACCAGCCATCCGTAGTGGGCACGTTCGGCAATAGTTAGAGCGGCAATACCTGAAGCTTGTAAAGCTTGCAAAGCCGTGACTGTCATCACAGCCACTTTATATACGCCATAAGTTGCTACAAGACCAACAAGAACTTTTCCCACTTTCTCATAATTCTCAACCAAATAAGAAACACCGGACAGAGCTTCGTTTATAATTCCTTCATTGGCTTTCCCTATCTCATTGAACATGGTGGAAACAGCATCCTCTATATTAGAAATTTGCCCAGTGATTGTCTTGGACTGTTCTTGCATAAGGTTGTAGAACATTCCTCCCTCATTTGTAAGGTTTTGGATGACTTTCTGGACTTCCGGGAATCCCACTTTCCCTGCTTCAACTAGCCCTCTTACCTCATTTTCTGCTACTCCGAATACTTTTGCCAATTCGCGAATCATAGGAATACCACGACCTGTAAACTGATTTAAATCTGCGGTATATAACCGTCCTTGCGTCATGGTAGTACCATACAAATACACAATATCACCAAGTGGCTGAGAAAGGCCGGCGGCTATGTTTCCAAGACGTATCAAGTCGTCATTTACGTTTTCAACATTTTCTCCATAAGCAAGAAGTTGTTTAGCTCCATTTGCTACGCCTTGAAGGTCAAAAGGAGTGGTAGCAGCCGTTTTTACCAATTGCTGCATGAGGGCATTCGCCTTATCCTCACTGCCAAGCATTGTCTTAAATGCAACTTCCAATTGTTGGAATTCTCCTCGGACTTGTGCAATATTTGAAATTAATTCTTTTGCAGTAAAACCAGCTCCGAATGCTGCGGCAGCTCTAGTCATACGGTTAAACAGTTCTTCAATACCTAAACCGCTTTGCTCTATTTGCTTGGACGTGTTTTTTACACCATTCTCTACTTCACGAAGTCTACGTAAGAAATTAGAATTATCACCTGTAATGTCAAAATGTATTCCAGCCATAGGTCTTTTCGATAGAAATAGTTCCGTGCAACATCACACGGCATTGCAAATATAACAATAAAATGACATAGTTGGAGCCACAAAACATACAAAATATATTCAACGGTTTATTTTTCCCATCTTTAATTTTGTTTATATTATTATATAAATTACATTTGTATAATATCACAAAGTAAAAAGCAGAGCAATGGATTTTAAGGATAAAGTTGTACAGCTATCTGATAATATAAAAAAACAAAAAGACAAGATAGCTACAGAAGAAGCTACAAAAAACGCATTTATAATGCCAATGATTGCAGCCTTAGGATACGATGTTTTTAACCCTTTTGAGGTCGTGCCTGAAATGGATTGTGACTTAATAAAGAAAAAAGGAGAAAAAATCGATTATGCCATAATGAAGGATGAAAATCCTATACTTCTTATAGAATGCAAACACTGCAAGCAAGACCTAAACCTGCATGACACCCAACTACAAAAATATTTTGTAGCGTCAAAAGCCCGTTTTGGCGTGCTTACCAATGGGATAGAATATAGATTTTACACCGACTTGGAGAAAATCAATATTATGGATGAGAAACCTTTTCTTATCGTGAACATGCTTGACTTATCAGATGCGGATATAGAGCAACTAAAGAAATTCCATAAGTCATATTACAATGAAGAGGATGTTCTAAGTACGGCAAACGAATTGAAATACACGACAGAAATAAAATCAATATTGAATAACGAATTTGCATCACCTACAGCAGAATTTGTTCGATTCTTCGCACGTCAAGCCTATACTTCAGGTCAAATCACATCGAAGGTGATAGATATGTTTACACCACTCGTAAAGAAATCCATCACATCTGTTATTAATGATATTATTTCAGATAGACTAAATACAGCTATAAAAAACAGCGAGCAAACATCTGACTCACTCCAAACAATAGACAATACATCCATAAATACTTCCACAGAAGATACAGAAGAGAAACTCCCGGACGGAGTTGTATACATGGATAAAGAATCCGGTGTCGTAACAACACAAGAGGAATTAGATGCCTACAACATCGTAAGAAGCATTTTAAGAAAAAGCGTGGATGTGGCACGCATAACCTATAAAGACTATAAAAGTTACTTCGTTGTAAATATCGATAACAGCCAATGGTTCTGGATATGCCGTGTTTCTATCGGAGCAAGAAAAAAGCAAATAGGAATACCGGCAGACCAATATAAGAGTTGTGAATGGATTCAGATTGACAACATGGATGATATATTCAAATATGCAGACAGACTTGAAGAAGCATTAAAATTAGCAATGGGAAAATAATTATTAAAAGCGTACATTATGAAAAGAATTTTATTTTTTATGGCAATGTTGTCTATGTTTTTTTTAACAGCTTGTTCAGATGACAATGAAATACAAAAAGATGGAGAGACAGGAAATGGAAATCCGCCTTTATCTTCCATTGTTGGAACTTGGGAAAGTGGAAATTATTTTGTTTCATTTGGAGAAGATGAATTTTATTCCGCATATATAGCAGATGAATTTATTGACAGTGGAGACTATAAACAAACAGAAAACGAGGTTACATGTTCAAATAATTACTTTAATAGAAAAACAGTCTATACTATTAAAAACATATCTAAGACAGAGATGAAGGTGCAAGTTTCATATACCGACCTGTATGGAAAAACTAATAGCAAAGACATGACTTTTACAAAGTCAAATGAAGCCATAGTATCAAAAAGCAACACGTTGGCAGGTAAATCCATTACATCATATTCTTCTTACTTTGGAAATGTCACAAGAACATTTAATTCCTTTAATGCTGGGGTAAAATCAGCAACAAAAGGTAGTGCCGCAAAATATCCTTTAAATTTTTTCTATATCTATATCGGAAATAAAATGTATCATCAAGTTCTAAGAAACAACTCAATTCAAGTTCCTAGTATTGGAGGTTGGTCAACAAACTACAATGAGGTGATATGCTGGGAATTGCATTTCTCTGCCAATGGTTCTATAGATAGTTTCGATAAAATCGAAATATAAAATAAATACACATGATCATAGTTTTAAACTATGGCATTGTTCTATTTCACCGATAAAATACGGGAGTTTTTGTATAACCCCCGTATTTTTTTTGCATTTTATTTTTCACACTGTTCTATTTGTCGTATTCAATCCCATTTCATAGCTTTAATTTTTGCCATATTTGCAGGGTCATCGGCATTGATTACATTACGGTCTTGAGGTATGTTAATTCGCTTACGTTCCTCGTCAGACAAATATATGGACGTTACGGAATCGGCAAGAAGCAATTGCAAATTGGCATAGCTAATACCCCAAACAACATATTCAAAAGTCCATCCATACCGTTGACAAGCTGTATCTATCAATGTGCCATATATGCTTTTGCCGCCAAATGTAAGAGAATTATTATCCTTCTTGGCTCTCATGGCTTTTGCTTGCCATTCTTTTTCCTTATCTATTCCAAGGTGTTTTATATATGCTGATATGTCTCCTTCAGGCAATACCATAACCAACAGTTGTGCCATGCTGTCATCGTCAAGCTCCTTGCAGAAGAAATCGCACCTTTCCTGTACGAGATTGCAGTCAAACAGCTCATCTTTCTTATTGATGGTATGATAGGACAAAATACGGCACACGCTTTCTTTTTTTTCCTGACATATTCTCAACGCTTCCATATACGGATTAGCCTTGATAATTTCCAGATTTATGCCAAGACACTCCACAAGCCTTGATATTAGGTATGTTTTTCCAAGAGTAACCGGATATAGATAAAACTGACGTTGATTTACTTTAAAACCATGCGGACGTTCAATTATAGTATCCGCAATGTCCATGTCTATAAGTTTCCCATCTTCTAACATAACGGTTCTTGTTTTTTTAATTAATGCCGGATATCTTCACAGACAACCGGCATGAAAAGACATATGAACAACAAATCAAATTCTCAAAATCGAGCGGAAACACAGATTCGGACTGTGACCTCATATCTGGTTGATATGTGTGCATCCATTACACCATTTCCGCAAAGCACGTGAGTACAAAGCCCCCACGCTTGGCATTACCTATCAAAAACTTATTACCCACCAGAATTGGGAGCAACTTCAAATTTATCTCCATCTCCGGATGTGTCTTCCGGATCACATTCAATCTTAGTCGGCTTACCAGAAGTAGGCGTTGTTATAATCTTGCCCCATTGAATCTGTTTTTTGTCCGACCCCGGCTTCAAGGCATCAAAAGTATACGCCCAAATACCACCATCTGCCGCTGTAAATGAATCCTCAACAGAAACGGTAGTTTTCTCCATACAGAATCCCTGAACATCAGGATCTTCAGGCTGTAAAGCAACAGCATAATTATGTGCTACCACTCCATCACTATCACTTATAGGACGCTTACGCCCTTTTGCAGCACGAATATTGAAAGTAAGAGCATAGGTGTTTTTTCCATACTTTACATCCTCGTTCTCTCCTCCTTCAATCTTTGCTTCTTTCTTGTCACCTTTTGTCGTTGTCAACTGTGTGGAATCCTCTACCGGAGTAGGCAATTCTTCCCATGCAGGTGATACTGCATCAAGGTCTTTAATAAAAATACGGGGCTTACCCCATCCGATTACTGCCATAGTTCTATATTGCTTAATATAGTTAATACTTATTCGTTATTTATTTCAATATACAGTTTGTTGTTGATGAAATGTTCCGTGTGTCCATCCTCAAAAGAAACACCTGTTGGATTGGTTTTCTGACTGCATTTCGAAGGCACAGTATGATACTCATCTTTCCGTATAAAAAAAAGGAACTTGCATAATTCGCATAATTCACCGACACGTTGGGTATTCTTTTCCCATGCCTTTGTTCTAGCATTCCATTGGTCCCTAACATAAACATTGACATTCACATAAGCCCGCTGAATCTGACCGCATCCTTCATTAGCAAGAACAGATATAACAATATCCTCTCTGTCTGACTTGTTAGGTCTTCCCCTGTCACTCAATTTTCCAGTAATATCACTTTCAAGGCTACTACCTTTAATCTTGTGATAAACGAACTTTGCAATATCAATATCTGATTTCATCATTTGGCAATCTGTCTCTTTAATTTTTCAAGCATCTTGGGAACTTGGTCTATTGCCCATAGCTCCGTTGACGCAAGCACATCCTTGTTATCCATCGCTTCCACATATTCAGCATAGTTCATTCCGGCAACTATAACAAGCACATAGTCATTAGAATATCTTTTTACGATTTCCTCAGCTAGATCTTTTCCAACTTTTACGCCTTCTGAACCTTGCTTTATTTGGTTAAAGTCTGAGTATTGGACAATATTACCATTATGGGATATTACATAACCTACCGAACTACGAAGATTACCGGACCGGTCATACCAACTTTTATCACCTTCCCTGTCGCGTACTCTAGTCACACATTGTTCACCGAGATACGACAAAGCGCGTATTGTTAATCTTTCAACCCGTTGTGACTCCTTCATAAGTGTATTATGAATTTCATCAAGTTTGGTAGCCATTCTTATACCCATATCCTAAACCCAAATTTTACACTGAAGCTGGTAACGATGAAAACCTTTCACTTCAAATTCTCTTTCAATTTCTCCGATAAGATTAATCTTAACCCTGTCTCCAATAGTAAACGTATGACAATCACTTGGAAGATAAACAGTGTATGAATAGCTTCTTACAACACCATCCTCAAACTCTCTTTGTTCCGCTTTTCCAGCAGGTACGGCATCACAAGGTATCGCGCCTTTCCATTCAGAGGAACCGGGATGATAATCGCCATTTTCGTCATCATATCCAGAACCGGATACAAGATATGACAAACGGTGGGGTTTTCTATTCAATACTGCCATTCTACAACAAACAATCACCTACATATACCGTTGGTTTTGCCTCCAGTTCTACTAAAGGTTCACCAATAGTCTTGTAGATAGAGTTAACACGTAACAAAATACGTTCCTTGTCTTTATCGGACAAAGCCCCGAAGGACTTGTCCGCTTCAGAGAAATTGATAGCCTGAACCAAAGACCAAAGACAATCAGCTAAAGCCCCTTGATATTCGTTGGAATGAGCTATGTCGCAATCAAACTCATCATCGCCATTGAGATTACGTTTAATCATCACATTCTCTACAAACCCAATAGAAATCGGATAGTGTATTTCGTCTATGAGAGCTTGCTGTATTGTCTTCATGGCTTATTCTGATTTATGAGATTCAACTGCGGATTTCAAATTCGCTTCGTCAAAGTCATTCAGCCTGTTCACGGCGGCAATCAGCTTGTCATCTGCAATAGTTGAAGCTAGATTTTTGCCTGTTATTTTATTGAATTCCTTGACAAACTCCGGCTTCTTGTAAGCATTTCCCCCAATAGTGATTTTCACATCCGTACTGTCAGAAGATTCGGCTGAAGAATCCACCGCTTGAGCTTCCGAAATATCAAGAGAGTAGATTTGATCCACGTTCTCAATAACAGAGAGCACAAGAGCCTGCCCACTCGTAGTTTCGGTAAACGGCTCCGTTGTTCTGTAACGGCTGATGAGTTTGTACTCATCAACGGTTGAATAAACAACACCCTCTACCGGATTTGTCTTTTCCGCAAGCGTTCCCCACACCAAAGCACCGACTTCTTCTGTGGTAAGGAAAATCAACTTGTTCGGGTTCCATGGCTTGTACGGTTTCCTTTTGCCGTTCTTCTCTGAGATGATTGAACGGTCAATCTTCAGGAATCTGACACCGTTGTTATCATCCGCAAATGCTTCGTCAAACAATGAAGCTGTAGGAACGGGAAGCTTAGTGCTACTATCAAAGGTCTGACCGCGATAATTAGCCACCAGTTCTTTTGCTCCTTGTGTTTGACGCAACTTGTTATAAGTTGACAACGCAATGGCAATAGTAATGATTGTGTCACCGTTATTGTCAGCATTAGCTAATACACGCTTAATGTCATCAAGCGTAAGTTCATTCTGTGTCTCAACACCAAAACAGTTTTCAGGCAAATAACCGAAGTTGATACGCAAAGCCGTACCAGTATTGTTTTCATCTTCTACAGCCACAATACCATTGGACAATCCGGTCAAAAAGTTCGCTTCATTCTGTTCATCAATACCGACAGAACAAGCTATCGGATCAGATGTAAGTTTGTTAGCGATATTAGTCCATTCCGCACCTTGCGCTTTCATTATGTTAACGGCATTGATATCCGATTCAAACATGATTTTTTTCATACCGATTTTCGGCAGAGAACCATTGGCGTGAGCAATGGCATCGCGGCTCTTTATCGGAAGAGGTGAGTTCATAGACACCATATCTGCGGCAACGTAAGTAGTGTTTACTGCTGCATTAGACCATTTTTGGTCAGCCGAGTAAACTTTTCTCAACATTGTCTTGTGCAGATATGTACGTTTCTGTTCTCCATTACGTTTGCCATTTACCGTATCTACTACGTTCTGAAGTCTCGGAAAAATCTTTCTGATGTATTCCACAAATTGTGATTGTACCATTTTTTATTCCCTTTTTTAATCGTGCATGAATACTAATCCGGGCAAGACCGTCTTCATTTCGGCTTTGATACTATCCACTGAATACGGACTTGCTTTATCATTCACTTCACCATCGTACATGATTGCTGCTAAAGGAGCATCCTTTGTAACGCTTCTTACCAATACACCTACATAATGATGACTACCTGGCAATGTGTCATATTTATCATAATCCGATTCTTTTAACGGCATAGGTTTGAATAGTGTTTCATCATCATCTGATGCGATAATAACATGACCAGCCTTAATTACATCATATGGATAACCACTGACATCAAGTGTGCGACCACCAATGATACCAGCACCGTATCGTCTGATTACAACCGAATCAAGACCGGAAGTAATCACCTGCAATTCACTTGCTAAATTTGCTGTTGCACCCATTTTTAATACTTAGTTTTTTGTTAATGTTTAGAATGTGTCAGCCAACGCTTTGATTTCAGCGTCACTAATCACTTCATCTTGTTTTCCCGAACTTTTACCACCTGCGGCAGGCGGATTAGCCAATGTAGACAAACCAGCATCTGCACGTTCTTGGTTGTAATTCTTCAGGTCTTCCTCAACTTCCGAATAAAACTCGTCAAACTCCTCTTCGGTTTTAAATTTCATGCGGTCGAAACTTTTCAGGATGCGACTGCCGAAAGAACCCGAATCTTTGAGCAACTCGTTGAGCTTGGATTTTCTTGATGTAGTGACTTTTTCACCTTTCAATACCGAAATTTCATTGGTAAGTGTATCAACCTTGTCAAGCAATCCCTTTGCCCATGCTGGAGCATCATCATTCTTTTTATTTTGTTGAGGATCATTTTTATTTGAACCCGTCTGACGATTGTTTGAAGTATTCGATGATGGATCATCGTCGCCATCGGTTCCGTCATCGTCATTCTTTTTGCGGTTTTCTTCGATTACTCGGTTTGCAAAAGACTGGCTGACTTGCAAGTAGGGGAGAACCGCATCAATAGCTGTATCTATTTCTGCGTTTACATCCTCGTCGGAGGCATCATCTGTGGAAGTTAGATTGTCGGCAATCTTGGCAGCGACACTCATTAGTTCCTTTTTATTGAACCCGAACGCCTTCACTTTCGGTTTCAATTTCAACAAAACCTGTTGTTTTCTATCCATTGTACAATGTTTTAATTAATAAAAACGGCCTGCAAAACATTACATGCAAGCAGACCGTCAACCTTCTTAATCATACATTAAGAGCAATGAATGTATTCACGACAAGTTCGGTTGCATGTAACTTCACATGCTTTATGCAAATATACGAAAAGTGATTCTTTTTACTTCACTTTAAGTGTTAAACTATTATAATAAAACGCACGGCACGAAAGTAATCTTGTACTCCGTGCCGTGAAACTGAATGTAATTGTACATCAGTAGTTATTCTTTGAGATACTTATAAGCCTTTAGATATTTATTCAGCCTTGATAAATCGCTCTCTGTAATTTGCTCCAGTCGGGTAATGTCCATATTATCTTCTAAATCGTGTAACTTTACTTGTCTTCCAATCGGATTAAAGCGGGAACGCTTGATAAAATCTTCATAGCTTTCATCTTTGTTGCGGGTGACAGAAAGAATGGCATCAACGATATTACGAGGAAATCCTTCCATTAGTAAATATTCAGCAGTAACTTCAGTATCTTCTATCGTATCGTGCAACAAAGCAACAATTCTTTCTTCATCAGTAGAGCATCTGTTTGAAACACGGATAGGATGGAAAATATAAGGTGCTCCAGCTTTGTCAACTTGATAAATATGCGCGTCTGTTGCTATTTGAAGAGCTTTTTCTAATAAAGTACTAGTATTTGTCATATTCTGATTTTGAAATTTCTTTTCCTCCAAGAATTATATCACAAACAGTCTCATTGGATTGCGGAATTTCCATCTCATTACGTCCATGATGTTTTATATATGATTTTGTTTGATCGTTATCGAGATATAAACGGATAACGGCTTCCTCAAAATCGTCCAGCAAATAGACCGTTTCGCCTGACTGTAATTTGTTATATAATTCCTTTTGGTTCATTTTTATATGTAAAGATAGTGATTTTTATTGGAAATGACTATAATATTCGATTGATTTTTCAGCTATTTTTTGCGCTTTTTTATCAGCTTTGTCTAATACTCGCCATTCTTCATAATATTTATGTCCTAATCCACCTTCCATACCTGTTTGCTCCTGTATTTCTTTCCAACGTTTTTCTCCAAGAATTCTTTTTGCGTCTTCTGGTTTTTCTTTGGCATAAATCATACGATCTGTATTAACTTGAATCTCAGCAATTAATCCGTTAGATGTTTGAATATTAACTATATTGCCACTATATCCCATAAATGATTCCGGTTTTTGTCTTTTCAGTCGCACAAACGAATCGTTTTCAGATAGTTCGTTCAAGACTTGATCTATTTGTGATTTGGGAACTATGATTGTCGTCCTAACTGCGTCTTTTATATCGTATGGAGTTATACCCTCCGTTGTCGCTTTTCTTACTATTGATGAAATGCTTTTGTAATTGATTGGAGTTACAAATCCTTTATTATTTTTAGCGATGGATTCTGCTAAACTTTGTACCTCCTTCCCAACTAAAGAAGCACGATTAACAAGCTCTTTAGCTGAATTCTCAGTATTTATATTCTGAACAATTGATTTGTTATCTCTCAAAAAATAAGGTAAGGTGTTTCTTTCCCGCGCTTTCTCAATCTTTTGTTGGTTGTCAAGTACCCATTTTTTAAATTCGTCAGGAATATCCTTTACTTCATTAATACTTTCTGTAGAAACATCGCTAAGCCCATCCCATTCCCAGAATTCTTCTTCTGTTTTGAGGATGGGGATTTTATAACAAAGGTCATTCGGGTGCCAACCAGTCCAAACAAAGTCTTTTGGATATCTCCCTGCAAGCATATCGCATATATCACCATGCGGCATACGGTGATGATGTGAAGAGCTTAGCTTTATTTCGTACCCTACCACGAAATCCATCTGTTTCCAACGCTCGTTTTCGGCAGTACGGTAAGCCATGTTTATTTCAGAAGCAGCCAAACGGATAGAACGATACTCGCAATCCAGCAAATGCTTCGCACTTCCATACTTCTCTTTGTAGTCTTTTTTCAGCGATGGGAAGTCGAGCAGGTATTTGGAGATTTGCTTGCTCAACGTAATCGCACTTGTGCCTTTCTGAATGGCACAAGAAATGGCTGCTTCCAGTTCTTCTTTGTAGATGGTCGATTGGTTCCAAAGTTTATCTGATATATTGAACCCCTTATCCTTTCTGCTCTGAAAAGCTTTCAGCGCATCGGAGTTTGTCTGATACAGCACCGTGTATTTTTTCTTATCCACAATGGCATCGTATGCTTGCAGCACCTTGTCAGCTATCAAATCCTGCACCTCGTTACTATTCTTCCATTCCTCGGATGTTCCTCGATAGATAACTGAATGAATATCATCAACGAACTGCATTTGAATGTCAGCTATCTGTTTTCTTGTTTGAGGGTAGTCAGACCATTTGAAAGGCTTGTCGCTATCAGCGGAGTAATCGGTACGTAATACAGCTTTGGCGGCTTCCAAGTTAAGAGTATCATATATTTGCTCAACAAGTGCAACATATCTGTTTAGCCGGCTGTTGAGTTCCTGATATTTTTTCTTCTGGTTTGGAATTTTAGGCTTTGCCATACTGTTCTTTTTTTAAGCTATTTATTGAAGTAGGCAGAAAAATCACGGGGGTAAGACAAAAAAGATTGTTCTGTTTTTAAGATTGGCTCATCTTTTTCTTGAACTTGTCACATATGTCACGGTTAAGAAAGCGGCTGGAAGTGAAAAATGGACAACGGCACATGAAGAACTCACCTTTCAAGTTCTTCTCGTGCCAGTCGTAACTATGCGCACAATCCCGGCAATGATAATTGGATTGAGGTGTTACTTTCTTTGCCATTATTCTTCAATTCTATCGGGTGCGGGCATTTCCAATAGACGGATAGCCTTAATCGTCTCTTTGCCTTCCAAGATGGCTTTGCACAACCTATGATAACCGTCTGCTATTTGTCCTACCTCATCCAATAGGATAGGATAATCAAGGGAACAGTCACGCACACGCTTGCATTGGAATATGAAGTTGTGAAGCTGGCTGCACTCAAACGGCTCTGTCGTCAAGTCGATATTCCAAAGTGGCATATCCATAACTGGATACTCTTTTGCCTTAGCAAAATCGTATAACGTTTGGGCTTTCCATACTTTATTTCCTCTAAGGTATTCGCTTTCAGCGAAAGTCATATTATCTATTGGTACTTTCATGCTATTTACTTATTTAGCAAGGTGCGCCAGCGTTACAGACATCCAACGCACCCGTTACATTTTCTACACGTGGCAATAGGCTATTGAACAATCTCCCAATCATCGGCAAACACATCGCTAATAGACGGAACCCATGAATCAGCACGCCCGGTGTTCTCGTTGTAAATAAGGCATTGACTCGTATAGTCAATGAAACCCTTACCTTTCAGAATAAGGTCTTTTGCTGATTGCGGAAGAGATTGCATCTTTGGAATAACATCCTCTGTAATGCGAGCTGGAACCTGCTTGAATACCATTAATCCTTTCCCGTTCCATCCACTTCTACGGATAGCACCACCTTGTTTGAGAATTTCAATAGCATCACCAAATGACATTTGATGTAGAGGTGCTTCGGGAGAGCCATCAAGCCTACCAATACGACATTCCAATACATTGATGTACCTGCTCATGATTCTATGTTGCAAACGGAGTAAGTGGTTCTGATATTTGTCTGTTACAATTTCATCTATTTTGCCGGATTCAATAAACGGAGAAAGTTTATCCATCTTCTCATATAAATCTCGCATTTCAATATGCAAGTGGTCAAGGAAAGTATCAGCTATTTTATACGCCTTTTCAAACGTATTTTTAGGACTCCAGCTTTCATATCCATCTTCATAACGGACATGATAACCCTCATCGTCAAAATTTTCCGTTGACGGTTTTTCTCTAAGAAGATGTTTTCCCCACGCATCACCTCTTGTCATAGGTTCTGCTTCAATCTGTTTTGTTCCAATGTACTTTTTCATATATCTGTAGTAATTTAATTATTCTCCAGGAGTATATGTACCGGTAATAGAGGCAGTGCTGTCATCGGTCAGAGTCGCTGTGCCGGTAATGACTGTACCTTTGATAGTCAAAGCTATTGATTTGATTTTTGCACCGGCATCGCCTTTGTCTCCTTTCGCTCCAGCAGCACCTTGTTCTCCTTTATCACCTTTGGCACCAACTACACCTGTATCTCCTTTCTGCCCTTTGAGGTTCTTAAAAGCGAAATTCAGCTTGCCTTCTTTCATTGTTACATCCACAGAAGGTGTACCTACATTCGCATCAACGCTGGCGGTTGCCCCGGTTACGGATGAGCCATTACCACTCGCTTGAGGCAATACCACCATTTTTGCCGCATTAACCTGCGTCTTACTGATGATACGTATCATCATCCCAGCAGGCACATCCAAATTGAATACCCGTTTTAGACAGTCAATGTCCAATTGGTCATAATAACTAGGTTCCATGTCGGGCATGTGCCAGTAGAATATCAAGTTTTCTGTAGTACCATTGTCAATCTGAATCACGCATTTGCCCTTTGATACAAAATCGGCTACATACATCCCATTTTTTTCACTGAATGAAATATCTTCCATTTTGATAATTATTAAATGTTATTACTCTGTTCTTGTTTCAAACAAATTATTTATTCTATTTTGAGAGATGGCAGCATCTTCTTTCTGTATCTGCTCCAAAGTTGCCTCCGGATTATTAGAGCCAGCTTCTCTAATAGTTTGCAACTGGCTCTTGATTGCTTTGCCTCCATTCTGTTTTATAAGCCTATCAGTCATTGCATCCTCGTCCATTTGGATAAATGGAGTAATGACATGCTCAACTTCTACATTGTCAATCTCTTTAACCCATGAAGTATTCATGCTTTTCAAGAAAGCCTTGATTACACTGCATTCACGCTCAAACGATTCTATCCAAGCACCACTTTCATCACCTACTTTCAGATGGGCATCAGTCAGCAAGGTCTGTCTAGCATCAAACCCGATATTTCCTAATGCTTTCATGTTCTCGAATGATATATCCGGAATTTGTGATTGCGACCAGAATAGGTTAATCAGAGTGCTTACATGGTACTTTAGTGCTTCGATAGCCTGAGACCATGAAACATAAGACACATCACCTCCATTTTCAACACGGAATACCCTACGGCTTTCCCCCTTATCTTCTTTTCCTTGTGTAGCCCCTGCAATTTTAAGGATAGGAGCACTGTTGTAGGCGATAACATCACTATTACGAGAAAGGGTATATTCTATCTCATTACGCAAATAAGACAAACCATGATAAATAGGAACTGGGCGATGAACATAAACACCGGGGATCTTCAATATAGCTATTGGTTCAGCTTTGATTTGTTCCCACCCAGATCCTTGCTGCTTCCACTTGTAATGGATCTTAGAAGTATATGTTTCAAAAAAAGCAATTTCTTCGTCCTTGACTTTCTTCTTGTATTCAAAAGACATAGCAACCATATCTCCCAACTCGTCAAACAACGGATACAGCCCGACGCCCTCCATCGGGGAATAGGTCTTGCATTTCAGCTTAAATTTACTTTGAAAACCATATAGAGAATTGGGATTTTCAACCGTATACCAAATGGTAAATACCTCGCATGATGCAAAATAGGCGTTGCCACGTTTAATGTTTTCACTGTCTATACGAGCATACTTGTATATATTCTCAATTGCTTTCGCTATTTGTTGGCGAGTTTCATTGTCATCAATATTATGATAGACACGTTTTACTGGAATGGAAAACATGAACTCTGTCATCCGTTTTGTAAGGAGTTTTTCAAGACCGATATAAATACGGGAAGCTTTTTCTACCGTACCATCAGATTTTACCTTATCTTTCCGACCAATGTTATCACTTACTATCGAATGCAATGTCGGTTCATAGTCTTTAATAAGATTATCCCATGAGGGAATATAGACTGACTTTCCTTTTAAATCGTTGATGATATTATCAACCGGGCGAGTATTGTCCAATATAGCGGTTATTTCATCCATAAATACAGTAAAGTGCCACTTGACACCCTTTTTTAATATTAATTATTTTGATAGGAATTTACTCACAAAGTAGATTTGTCCCTTACCTGAAACTTTTGTAGTGGTCGTTACCAATACCGAACCATCCGGCTTGGTGATTGATGTTTTCTTTAACTCGAAAAGTCCCAATTTCATAGATTTCTGCGTCGGCTGATTGTAGTAGTCACCCTTTTGACAAAGATAACCATTCTCGCGCATCCAGCTAAACAAACGGTTCTGACCGATATTTACCCCATTTTGTTGTAATATTTTAGCCAGTTCAGCAATTAAACAAGAGCGATGTGAAGTTGAGACAGCATCGGCAAAAAGAACTTTGGGTGCATCTTTTTGGATCTTCTGCTCAGCCTCTATAAGACGCTGTTCTTTTCGTTTCAGCGTTTCTTGTGCCACAATAAGCGCACGTGCCATGATTTCTTCTGGAGTGTCGTCCATTTTGGTAGCGATGTAGCCACCTGTCTTACGGATGCATGGCAACACTTCGCTTGTTACCCATTTGCGGAACTTTTTAGCTTCAGGCTTACGACTATCCAATATTGTATCATACAAACCATCCTCATCAACAAAATTTGCCTGTTGGATTCCACCGGCTGTTTCAAGGGGATACTTTGAAAGTACATCCTTATCTAATCTTTGCGCTACCTTACTGGGAATCAAATCCAAAATCTGGCATACATCTGCCAAGCAAAAGAAAGGTTCGTTATTTTCACTCATTGCAATTCTTACCTTTCCGAATTGCTCATTCTCAAAAATTTTAATTGTGTTCATAATGTAGTTCCGTACTCCTTCATACGGTGGTTAGTTACACATGATACTGCTCCAAAAAGAAACCGGATAATACAATACGCACTACCCGGTAACGTGAAGGAGCACGTTAGCATCAAATGCTATGATGCAAATATAATAAAAGTGGCTGTAAAGATGTCACATTTAACAAAAAAAACTTACCTTAAATCCAATATTTTATATTATCTGTTTGTACTTGGTACTATTTTTAGTACCTTTGCATAAACGAACAGTTATGGGTACAAAGGAAAAACTAATAGAACGTATTTTGTCATGTCCAAAGGATTTTACCTATGATGAAGCAAAACGCTTATTCGGGATTTTTGGATATAAGGAAAGTAACAAAGGTGCTACATCAGGTTCCCGTGTTGAATTTATAGGACCAGACGAAGAAGCTCCTTTCATTTTACATAAGCCACATCCCGGAAGCATTTTGAAATCATATGTGATAAAAGGAATAATTGAGCATATAAAGAAAAACAATTTGATTGAGAAATATAAACAATCTAAAACAAAGTAGTATGGGACTTTTAAAATACAAAGGATATTCCGGTTCTGTAGAATACAGTCCGGAAGACAATTGTCTGTTTGGCAAAGTGCAAGGGATGAGAAAAGCGTCAATCCTTTATGAAGGGAAGTCTGTTGATGAGGTCCGTAAAGACTTTGAGGAATCTATAGACTTTTATCTTGAAAACTGTAAAGAAAGAAATATACAGCCTGAAAAGCCTTATAGCGGGAAGTTAAATCTACGTATGTCACCAGACTTACATTCCCGTGTAGCCGCTTTTGCTTCCAGCACTGGAACAACAATTAATGAGTTTATCAATAAAGCCATATCTAAAGAACTTGAACACGAAATGGCTTTGTAAATACCGAACATAAAGAAGGTGTGTCAAAATGCGCACCTTCTTTTTTTATGCACAAAGCCCCGACTTTCACAAGCAGGGGCTTTGTTATTA